GCTCCTATTTGTCTTAAAATTGAAGTAACAAAAGGGTCGAACTGTGCATTAGGCCTACCTGGATTAGTTGCAACAACTTTTTCCCCAGGATTAAGCCCTTGTACCAGTCCAGGTGTTAGCTCTATTGTTTCATCATTAGAACTATCTATTTGTTCTGTTTCATCTAAGACTTCATGGTCTGCAATATTAGCCCCTTGAGTATTATCCTTATCACTCTCAATAAATATTGCATACATCCCGCTTACAACTGCCGCCATAAGTTCTGCATCAGTATATCTATCCAGTTGCTTCAGTGCTTCAATTACTGGAGATAGAATAGGTATACCTCTGACTTGCTCAGGTCTTTCAGCTAGCATTATATGTAAGATATTCAGTTGTTCCTGCTTTCCATAAACTGAAATAAAGTCAGTTTCTACATTTCCTGCCACATCAAGTGGGTGTTTTCTTGCGACATAATATCCAGAGATTCTATTATTGTTATTGATTTTCACTCCATCAACAATAGTTTCATCATTTTGCAATGTAGTAGGTGTCATAACTCTATCAGGCTCAATTATTTGTAGCTTTAAGCTATATGGATTCTTTGGTGTTAGAAAATAGTTAAATTTTACAAAGCACTCACCATTCAAGAGAATTGTTAAGAACACTAAGTCTTGAACTTGGTCAAAATTAAGAACTCCCATCTGTTCAATCTTATTGTCTGCCCACAATTTGAATTCTTTTTCAATAGTAGTTTCAATTGCTTCAGCTTCTTCTTCAGTAATCCCTAAAGTTTCATAGTCAATTGCTGATTTTAGCTTTAATCCGCTACCAATAACGTTAGAATTAATAGTCTTCATGACTCCTTGAGCAACAGGAGCCCCCATATACAAGTCCCTTGACCGTTCAACTAACTTTTTCCTGTTCTTGTAGATGTCTTTTTTTACACCTCCACCAGTAGAAATCCAGCCTTTCATAGAACTTTTTGTAGTAGATGCCCCATGATTCGAGTAACCTGTGTTAAGAATTTCTATTTTTTTCCTAGCTACTTCTCTTTCGAGAGCCTTTTTTGGGTTAAAAAAAGCAATAGTTTTGTCTAATAAATTCATTTTTCACCTCCTTTTGCAACAAAAAAAAGAAGATTAAAACCTATAAATCTCTAGGTATTACTCTTCTTCCTAATTTTTTTCTTCCATTGTTATTTAATTTGTCAAGTTCGCCCTCCCAGAAGGCTCTTCCTTTTCTAATTTCAGATAAATCTTCTCTCACAAGCTCTCTTGTACCAATTTTATAACTTTTTCCAGTCAGTACAGCTATTTCCGCCTTTCTATAGACTTCAATCATCTGTGAGCACTCTTCTCTAGTGTAATTCAATTTATAAGGTCACTCCTTTCGATAAAACTCTTCTTTTTGATACTTTCGTAGTCTTTTTTGTAGCTTCAACGGTATATTTTTTATTTAAGTTAGGATTTGCTATTTTTAAAGCTGCATAAGCATAGTTCCTTAAATCCAAAGGTTCATTTCTCTTAGTTCCTATCACTTTCCAAATAGTTTTTTTTACTCCTTTTTCCCAAACAGTAGTCTTAACTTCAGATGTTAGACCTTTGAAATATGCTTCATCATAGCCCCTATCTACATTGCTTGGAAAGTGCATGTACATAGATCCTGGTTCTTCAATTTTTAGTCTAGCAAGTATTGTTTCTTTCCCTGTATTAACTCCTAAAGTAAAGAGTGATATTTGCATTCTGTTAGTACGAGAAGGCTTAGATACAAAAGCAACTCCATCTCCACCTTTTCCTTTTATCCCAAATACTCTCCTAAATTCTCTAGGCTTGATATATTGATAAGCTTCTTGAGTATAATGTCCTCCAGTGTCTATACAAGTACAAAGAATTCTTATTTTTTCTCCGTTTGCATACTCAAACTCTGTTTCCAGGAATCTATCTAATTGCTCCCATACATCGTTTTGACCAGGAGAGCCTATAAATTGCTTATAGTAAATACCCCAAGACTCTTCTCCAAGTCCCCAGCCAACAACTTCAATTTCTAATCTGTCATCTTGAACATCGACTCCAGCAGTCAAAACTTGAACTTGGTCAGGAATTTCTGCGGTATACTCTTCTTTTCTCTTAGAAACATCTAAGAAATCTATCTTTTCTACTTTTTCTTCCCATGTTTGGCCAAGACAGGTATTTGTAAATACCTTCATCATTTGCATATTACCTTTTGCAGCTTTAAACTTTTTTATAATTTCTGGCCAAGTAGAAAAAGGACTATATAATTCTGAAATATGAAAACCTCTAACACTCCAATCGTCTACTTCTTCCTGTGGTTGCCAAATACCATGTATCATATTTCTTTTCCACTCATGCTCAGATGATATTTCTAAGCAATCAGGGCATTTATGCCCAACTGGTTCAAATATTATATTTCTCCACTCCAATTTTTGGAAAGAGCCACATTTTGGACATGGAATATAAAACTCTTCTTTCGTTGAATTTTCATATTCTTTCTCAACTCTTGAGTCTCCTTTAATGGTTGGTGTGCTAGTTATAACGATTTTCTTATTCCAGAAAGTTTTTGTTCTTTCTATTGCTAAATTTAAAGGATCTCCTTCTCCTCCAACGTCGCTTTTGAATCTATCTACCTCATCGGCAAGTAGAATTCTCAAAGGTCTGCTTGATAGCTCTGCAGCCGAATTACTTCCAACCAAAGTAATGTATCCTCCAACAAATTCTTTTTGTAGTTTGGTGTCCCTTCCGTCAACTTTGTTTAGAATTTTGTTTTTAAGCTGAGGTGTACTTTGTATCATATCATCTAGTCTTGTGCTAGAAAAATCTTCCGCTAAGTCTTTGGTCGGCAAAAGATACATGATAGGAGCAGGGTCATAGTCAGCATAATATCCAAAAACATTCAATAAAATTTCAGTCTTAGATAACTGAGCTCCATACATCATCACAATTTTAGATGTTTTTTTATCCGATATTGCTTTCATAACTTCTCTTTGAAATGGCACTCTATCAGTTTTCCATCGCCCTGGTTCAGCTGATGTCTTAGAACTTAAAATTCTATATGAATCAGCCCAAGTATCTATAGTCAACTTTGGTGGAGGCTTCAATGTTTGGAATATGTCAGCAAATAGATTAATTGTTTTTCTTAGACTTGGATTTTCTATTGGATCCTTTTCCTTTGCTTTTTTCATCTTCCACCTCTTCTTCATCTTCCAAAATTATGTTTTTATTTTTAAACAATTCTGGACTATAATCACTTAATTCTAACAAAACATCTTCTATAGAACTCAAAACTATATCCTGGATATCTCCAAGATTATCGCAACCCACAACCAAAGGGGCGATTTTATTAGGTACGGCTAATAATTTACCCTTTAAATTTGTGAGCATAACTGTCATGACTTTCTTAACTATCTCTGCCGAGTGCAGTTCATTTTTTAATTCTGATATTTTTATACTTTTTAGCTCTATATCTTTTTCAATTTTTTCAGTTTCTTTTTTAAGTTTTGTGTCTTTCAAATCTACATCAGCAGAGTTTTGTTCTTTAATAAACTCAATAAAACCTTTTACACTCTCTACGAGCAAATATTTACCCCTATTTCCACTTTTTTTCACAATGCCATCTTGAGCTAGCATTCTAATATATCTATCAGTCACCCCAAACATCTCCGCAAGTTCAGGGCTACTAACTATTTTTTCTTCTGTGTTCATTTTTCACTCCTTAGGAACGGAAATCGTTAAAATTTTGACCAATATTCAGATGAAGTTCGGGATTCGCGAGACCCGCTTGACTTTTTTATATTCTGAAAGAACCTATTTCACCAATTGCTGCTTGTTATATCCTTTCAATATGTTTTAATTTAGAACTCTTTAGATTTTTAAGTTTTTAATTTGGCGGAGAGTATAGGACTCGAACCTATATGCCTATTAAGACAACTGCTTAGCAAGCAGTCCATTTACCATTAATGTAACTCTCCAATAAAAAAACTCTCGTAGAGGACGTATCCTATTCATTTAAGAATCACGAGAGTATTGATATCATATGGCAAAGGCTTTTTTAGAGTAGAGCCTCAATAACTACTACCAAAAATTAAGGAAGATTCTATGAATCCGTTAATCTCAATTTCTTCATGTTAACATACTAACACATTTTTTTTTACCTGACAATAACCCTATTTTTACCCTGTTTTTACCCTGTTTTTACCTTTGACTAAAATTCAATTAATCTTTGAGTTTTAAAATGTATCTCCAAAGCCCCTAGAATTCTGTTTCTCATGCTATAAGTACTCTTTAGTGAAATATTAAGTGCATCGGCTATTTCTTCATAAGTCTTTTTATCAAAATATTTCATCTGAATGAATGCATAATCTTTGTTATCTTTAACCATGTTCAAGCACTCATCTATCCTGAATATCATTTCTGAATATCGACTTATGTTGTTGTATATTCTTTGCTTCAACTCTTCTAATTGCTCGTACTCGCTTTTTATCTCATACCCATTCCCACCTTGCCCTCCAACCCCACAGCATTTTTTAAGTTGTGGATTGGCTAGACGTTCACCCTCGTCTTTTATCCTTTTCTTGTACTTCGTGTAGTTGATTAAGATATCTTCGATTTTTCTAAAAACAATCTTTTGCTCCTGTGTTGCCATATCTACATCACTCCTTTTATTTTAATTTTAAAAGTTTACTTACTCCAAAACCTGTATAGTTATTAGCCAAGTCGATAGTTTTTTCTAACAATTCAAAATCATTTTCAAACTTCTTTCTAACTTTTATAAAATTATCTATAATTTTATCTTGTCTTTCTATAAGCGGTATAGTTATTGGGATATGCTCAAAATCTAATCTAGATAATCTTTTAACTTTTTCTCCAACTGCTTTATCGTACACATATTGCCTTACAACATCTTTGTAATTTAAGTAAAATGTTATGTATTTTAGATTTACAGCATCTTTAAATTTTTCTTTTAAAGTTAGAATAGCTACATTCCCATTTATTGCCACTGGGATATCATCTTGATATAAAACGCATCTTCCAACATCTTCATAGTCAAAATCTTCTAGATTTACTAATATTTGCCCTTTGTTAATTTTGTCAGCTCTTTCATATGCCTCAATATTGATTTTTGTTATTCCTTCTACAAAACAATCATATTTTCTAGATATTTCTCCATAAAAAATAGCAGGTTCTCCATTTTCTGTTATATCTTTTTTTGTAAAAATATCTTTTTTAGACATAAATTTTATATTAAAAATATCTGAAATTACTACCGTTGTGCATCCGAAAACAAAGTTAGCAATTTTGATTGTTTCTCTAATAAAGTCATCTCGTTTTTGCATCTTTTCTTACTCCTAAATTTATTTTCATATTTTTCTACTATTGCTTTTAGCCTTCTAATATTTCCCATAAAGTCTATATTTGCATCACATTCTTTAATTAAGAATAAATCTAACTCTAAATTTTTTTCTACTCTACCTATCCATAAGTCCGATATTTGCCTATTTAGTGCATTTATGTCTATTTCTTCTACTTCTTTTTCTTCTCTTATTTGCTCCCAACGATACTCACTCGCATCTAGCTTCCAGTCATCTGAAATTATAATTTTATCTATCTTACAATCATATAATTCCCTATAAACATCATCTGTTGTCTTATTTTTGTCGACGACTAAGAATAAAACGTCTATAGAAGTATCGGTAAATGCGTTACTTATAACATTTAATTCTGCTAGTCTATTTCCAATTAATTCTCTAAACTTTTCTTCGGTTTTTCTGTACCCAACGCCTGGGAAAAGTATATAGAAGGCATATCTCTTCGTATATTCAAGAGATTTCAAAACGAATATATCGTCTACAACCCCTGATTTTTTCCAAGTAAATTGCTTTTGTATGTTCTTTTGCTCATGTTCTGTTAAATCTTTGAATTTTAGAGAAAATGGAGGATTCATTATTACACAATCTACTTCAAAATTTTCTCTTTCATATTCAAAAAAACTTTTAACCTCTAATTCTGTACTTTGAAAGTTTTGTCTAGCTGAATTAATCGAACTTTCCTGCACATCTACTCCATAAAGAATAGCTGGATTAACAAATTGCTCTAACTGCCCACTTCCTACTGCTCCGTCGAAAACAGTTGGATTTTCTAAGTTGACATATTGCTTAACCTTCTTAGCTACATATTTTCTTAGTTCAGTCCCTGTAATATATTCCGCTAATTTCTTGCTAACTTCTCTATTATTATGTTCTTTAAAACTCATAAGTTAACTCACCTCTTTAGCTATTTTTATGGACTAACTCAAATTCTTGAATTCCCCATTCCAAAACTTCTAAATCTATCCCTTTTTCTTTGTATATTGCTTTTGTGCTTCTTATAAACTCTAACTGTGCTTCTTCTAGTTCAGCATCTGTTAGTTCCTTTTTTCTAAAAATAGATTTTTTAATTGTTTTTTCTGTATTTTCTTCTTTTACTTTCAAATCTATTTGATATCTGTGCAGCATATTTAATCCCATTCCTTTCCAAGTTTAATTGTATTATCTATCATAAACTCATCACCGCTTGCTTTTGCTATTAACCTTTTTACCCACTCTAAAGCTTCTATTTTTCCTTCTGCTTTAGAGTATTCTTCTATGCTTTTAGTAACATTATTATCATAGTCTATTTCAAATTGTTTACTTTCAATTTTTTCAAATAATTCCGCTACATCTATCATTTTATCCCTCCTGTAGCTTTCATTTTATTTATTTTTTCATGTAAATTTGATAACACTTCTTGTTGTCTATTGCAATCTTCTATAACCTTTTTTAACTTTTCTTTGCAATTCTCTATCATCTTATCTAAATCTTTAGATGTATCTTCGATTAAGTCATCTGATTTTTTCTTATACTTCCCATTCTTATATGATTCTAATTTCTCAATATGTTTATCAAAATCCCGCTCTGTTAATCCACTAAGCAACAACAGATTTACTGTAGCAGTTATTAAGTCTAGTCCCTCAGCAACAAATTTATCTCTATCTTTTATATAACTAAAACTATCTTTTTTTACAACTTCATTTAATAGTTCCTGGTATTCTTCTTTTACTTTATTAAGTTGAGCTATTGGACTTGCATAAGCTATTGATTTATAGTTCGTTAGTTTATTTAAGTCAATTTTCATTTTCTCCATCCCATTCAGCTATACTTTTAATATCATCTCCATAATTACCACATTTTTCACATTCTACATTTGTTTCATAATCACTTT